GGTCAGCTACGATTATGAGGGCAACACCTACGACGCAGCGGACGTCATCGACGTTCCATTCATGCGCCGTAGCTGTGGCTTGAGGCACTACGGCCCGATCGCGCAGGCATCGAAAGCTATCCAGCTCGCGATTGCCATGAACGACTATGGCTCGAATTTCTTCGCCGGCGGTGGCGTTCCTCCGCTCGCATTGAAGGGCCCACTTCCGGCCAACGGGGAAGCGCTGAAGCGCGCGCAGGCCGACATCAAGCGCGCTGTCGACGCCGCTAAGGGCGCCGGGGAATCTGTTTTCCCAATTCCGCCAGGCCACGAACTTTCGCCGGTGGGCATTGATCCGGCCAAGGGCCAGATGATCGAGGCGCGGCGGTTTCAGGTCGAGGAGATTGCCAGAACATACCAGCTTCCGCCGGTGTTCTTGCAGGATCTGAGCCGGGCTACGTTCAGCAACGCGGAACAGCAGGACTTGCATCTAGTCAAGCATCTGATTGGCCAGTGGGCCAAGGCGCTTGAGGACGAGATCAATCTGAAGTTCTTCGGCAGGTCTTCAGGCAATCGCTACATAGAGCACAACCTCGATGGCCTTCTCCGCGGCGACTTCAAGACCCGCATGGAGGGTTACGGCATAGCGATCCAGAATGCCATCCGCACGCCGGATGAGGTTCGCAAACTAGAAAACCTGCCGGCCAAGGGCGATGAAGCTGACAAGCTTCACATTCAGGGCGCAACGGTCCCTCTCGGCTCTCAACCTCAGCCGGGCGCAGATCCTCCGGCGAATGACAACACACCGAATGACGGGACGCAGGCCGCATGACGACCAATATTGAAAAGCGCAGTTACGTCGGCGCGGTCGAGCACCGTGCAGACGATGGCAAGCGCACACTGATCGGCTATGCCGCAAAATTCGAGCGGCTGGCCATGATCGGTAGCTACTTCCAAGAGAAGATCGCTCCAGGCGCCTTCTCTTCGGCGATCGGTGGCGACATTCGAGCCCTTGTCGACCACGATCCTGGCCGCGTTATCGGACGGACCAAGAGCGGAACACTCCGCCTGGCCGAGGACGGTACTGGTTTGCGCGTCGAGATCGATGTGCCCGACACGACCGATGGCAATGATCTATGGGTGCTGGTGGAGCGCGGCGACATCAGCGGCATGTCATTTGGTTTCCGCGTCACGAAGGAAACCTGGGACGAAACCGGCGATGTTCCGGTCCGCACGATTCAGGCCGTGGAACTCTTTGAAGTTTCCGCGGTAGCGTGGCCGGCATACGAAGACACCACAATCGGCCTGCGATCGCTAGAAGCGGCTCGGGCAGAAGGTGGCGATCGTGAAGACATCGACCGCCGCAGGGCAGAAAACGCAGTAGCGGCACGTCGCCGCATTGCCGAGCGTGAGGCGCGGCAAGAGCAACAGATTCGTGGCATCCGGCAGGACGCTGCGTAGTCACCCGGCAACCAGCCGGAGGGCCGGACAGACGTCCTGCCATTCACCACCACAAAACACCATTGGAGACTTGCATGACTCTCACTGAGCTGCAGGAAAAGCGCGGCCGTCTCGTCACGGAAGCCCGCGCCGCCCTGGAAGAAATCAAAAAGAACACCGACGAAGCCCGCGCGGCTGAGCTTGAGGCTCGCCACGACACCATCATGGGCGAGTTCGACCGTGTCGAGCGCAACATCAAGCGCGAAGAAGACCAGGCCGCTCTCGAGGCCCGCTTCGCTGCTCGCCAGGAAGAAGAGCGCGCCAAGAAGCGCCCCGGCGCCGAAGGCGAAGACCGTGCAAACGGTTCCGAATCAGGCGAAAAGGCCGAATATCGCGAAGTATTCTTCAAGTTCCTCGCCAATGGCGCATCTCTCGATGCTCTTGACGGTGAAGAGCGCAAGGTTCTGCGCGCCGGCACCGAAAACATCGAAAAGCGTATCCAGACCGGCGGCACCAACACCGCAGGTGGCTACACCGTTCCGGTCGAGCTCCAGAACATGCTCGTTCGCTCGATGAAGGCATGGGGCCCGATGTACGATGGCAGCATCGTCAGCGAGCTCAACACCACTGCCGGCAACGCGCTGCCCATCCCGACGACCGATGACACCAGCAAGACTGGCGTTCAGGGCACGGAAGGCACCGCGCTCACTGATGACGGCTCTGCGGATGCCGTCTTTGGTCAGAAGCAGCTTGAGGCATACGACTTCAACACGAAGTTCGTGAAGTTCTCCTGGCAGCTCGCGCAGGATTCCATCTTCAACATGGAAGCCCTGCTCGCTGACCTGCTCGGCGAACGCCTTGGCCGCCTCGCCAACGCCCAGCTGACGACCGGCACCGGCTCCAGCGCGCCGAATGGTATCGTTACGGCGTCTTCGCTCGGCAAGACCGCTGCCTCGGCCACCGCGATCGCTGCTGACGAAATCATCGACCTGTCGCATGCCGTTGACCCGGCATACCGCATCTCGCCGAAGGTCGGCTTCATGTTCAACGACCTGACGCTTGCGGCCATCCGCAAGCTGAAGGATGGTCAGGGCAACTACCTCTGGCAGATGGGCAACGTCAAGGAAGGCGTACCGGGCTCGCTGCTCGGTTATCGCTACGTCATCAACCAGGCGATGGCGAACATCGCGACCGGCAACAAGACCATCCTTTTCGGCGACTTCGGCAAGTACTGGGTCCGCAAGGTTGGCGGCCCGGTAATCGGCGTTCTGCGTGAGCGGTTCTGGCCGGATCTCGGTATCGCAGGCCTCATCCGCTTCGACGGTGAGCTGCTCGATACCGCCGCCGTCAAGTATCTGGTTCAGGCCTAATCGATTGGCGGGCTGGCTTCGGCTGGCCCGCCTCTCTTCACGGAGGCGACATGCTTTTGAAAATGATAGCCGGTCTGTCCGGCCCTGAATTCAACTTGGCGCCTGGCGACGAGCACGAATTTGATGACGCTGAGGCTGGCCGGCTGATCGATGCTGGTTTTGCCATACATGCAGAGGCCGACGAAGCGCCGGCAGCTGTTGCGCCAGCCAAGACCAAGAAGGGCAAGGCGAATGTGGTATCCACCGAAGGTAACGCAGGCGCCGAGTGAGCCGGTTTCAGTCGCTGACGCGAAGCGCCACTGCATTGTGCTCCACAATGATGATGACGCGCTTTTCGAAGCGCTAATATCTGCGGCTCGCGATTACGTCGAGCGATATTGTAACACGCCGCTCGCAACGCAGACGATCGAAGTGAAGTGCGACGATTTCTGTGACTTCGAACGTCTACCTGTTGCTCCTGTGCAATCCGTCACGTCAATCGCATATATTGCCACCGATGGCACAGATGCCACCGTTCAGGCGGGCGACACAGAGCCGCGTTTCGACGGCCTAGAGGCCTCGATTATCCCCGCTTACGGCAAGCAGTGGCCTGTTCCGCGCAACGGATCCCGCATCACGCTGACGGCCGCTGTTGGCTACGTCACGCTGCCGCCATCCATCAAACACGCGATGCTGCTCTGGATCGCTGATGCCTATGAGCAGCGCGAAAGCAAAGAGCTGCCAGGCTGGTCTGCGTTCGACGCATTACTTTGCAACCATAGACGCGGCGCGTAGGCCGCAGGAGACTTTCCATGGCAGATCTCGTAATTACCGCCGCAAACGTCGTGGCCGGAAGCGGCGCACAGACAAAAACAGGCGTTGCTGGCGCGGCTATCGCAGCTGGCGACATCGTCTATCTCGACTCCACCACGACCGGCAAATGGCAGCTCGCTGACAGCGACGCGGCTGCCGCCGAAGCACGTGGTCAGACAAGCAATATCGGTGTCGCGCTGAACAGCGCAGCACTCAATCAGCCGGTTATCGTTCAGGTCTCTGGGCCCGTAACGCTCGGTGCCGTTCTTACGGCGGGAACCGCCTATTACCTGTCCGACACGCCGGCGAAACTTTGTCCGGTGGCTGACATCACTGGCGGCGACTACTTCACGCTTGTCGGGCTTGCCGCCTCCACGACGGTGCTGAACATCGATTTCCAGTATTCTGGCGTGGCTAGCCCGTGATGACTGCGGGGGCGCTAAAAGAACGCGTCTCCTTTGCTGTCAGAAACGAGCAGGACGACGGGATTGGCAACACGGTTGCTGGCTGGATAGAGCAGTTTCAAGACGCTGCCGAATACGTCAATCTCAGAGGCGGTGAGACCGTAATCGCGGCCCGCCTTGAGAACCGCCATCCGCAGATTATCCGCGTTCGTGCCAGCACGGCAACGCGGCGCGTGACGGCGGACTGGCGGGTTACTGATACCCGCACCAAGGTCGAATACGCGATTCGCGATGTTACGGCGTCAACCGACAACAAGTGGATTGATCTTCTCTGCGAGCGCGGTGTCGTGCCGTAAGGCGGTGGCGCGTGGAGCGGTGTAATGGTTCAAGGCATCTCGGAACTAAAGAAGGCGATTGCCGCGCTGCCTAAGCGTGTCGAGGCGGCCGCCAGGCCGGCAATGGAAGCCGGAGCTGAAGAACTCGTCAAGATGATGAAGCGCTTGGCACCTGTCGACGATGGAGATCTGCGCGATAGCATCGGCTGGACTTGGGGTAACGCCCCTGCTGGGTCGGCCGTTATCGCGCAGGGCAGTCCCGATGAGCGGGGCATCCGCATAACTGTGTATGCAGGCAACGCCAAGGCCTACTATGCCGCCTTTGTCGAGTTTGGTACGGCTCCGCACAATGTTGCGACCGGCGGTGGCAACAAAAGCTTCAAGGGCGTTGCCCACGGTCATCCAGGCACTCGTGCGCATCCATTCTTCTTTCCATCCTATCGAGCCCTCAAGAAACGCATTCAGTCGCGCATTAGGCGCGAGATGAAAAAAGCGATCAAATTCGTTGGGCCGGTGACGCAAGGTGAGGCTGATTGATGGGCGCACAGGCTGAGCTGCAAAAGCTCCTTTACGACACACTGCGCGCCACGACCGCCATTATGGCCTTGGTTGGCGGTGTTTATGACCGTGTGCCGACCGATCCGTACAAGGACAAGACGGCATATGTCAGTTTCGGCCCTTCTGATGTGGTCGATGACAGCGCCGATTGTTCGGTTAGCGGTACGCATTCGTTCCAACTGGATGTGTGGAGCAAGGCTGTAGGCCAAGTCGAAGCAAAAAACATCGTCGATCTTATTTATCGCACGCTTCACGAAGCTGACTTGGCGCTTACGGCAAACGCCTTGGCTGAAATCCGCGTGGATTTTCGCCGCGTGTTTACCGACTCTGACAGGCTCACCACGCATGGCGTCGTGAGCGTAACGGCCAGCATCGAAGAGCCAGAATGACGACAGGTGAAATCATGGCGTGGGCTGTCTTTTTGGCAGAATGCAATTGGTCTCGGCCAAAATCAAAATTCAGTTTCCACGCCAAACCAGATCCGAAGCCGCAAAGCTTCCCGCATGACTTCGTCGACTATGCCGTTTCGATCGGTCGGGCGACAAGAGCCGAGCCGCCGAGGCGGCCACAGAAACAAAAGGTGGGCGCGTAGCCCGTGACCAGCCACCGTGAGGTGGTTTTTTATTGGAGAAATCAATGACGCGCGCTACCACCGCGAATTTTCATCAGATGGTGCTCGAGGTCGAAGTGACCAACGGCTCTGGCGTTTACAGCAAGATCTGCGGCCTGACTTCCCGCGGCATCAACCGCCAGCACAACATGCAGACTTCCGAGGTTCCGGACTGCGACGACGAATCGCTGCCTGCGGCAGTTGAACGCGCCGTTCAGTCGTCAGAAGTCACCGTTTCCGCATCGGGCGTATGGGCATCTCAGTCTCATGAGATCCTGCTTGATTGGTGGGGCGCCGGCCAGCCGAAGAACATCCGCATTCACCACGTCAATGCGGCTATCGGTGACACCGAATACGAATCCGGCGCCGCCTACTTGGCTTCGATCAACAACGCCGCTGAACGCGGTACGAAGGTCACGGCCGAACTTGACATTCAGTTCGACGGCATCCCGACGCGCACCGCCAGGGTATCGTAATGCGGGGCGCCGAGCAGATAACGTGGCCAGGCGGAGAGCATTATTTCCGCCTCGGCATCGGCGAACTGCGCGCCATAGAGCAACGCAGTGACGCCGGTTGCGCCGTTGTCATGATGCGTCTGCTTTCCTCGCAATGGAAGATCGACGACGTCATCGGGCCTATCAGGCTGGGTCTCATCGGCGGCGGGATGGATGAGCGGCTGGCCCAGAAAGCTATTGATGCCGCCCTCGATGTCGCCAGCCCTTACGCCCTTGCTGTCACTTCTGCTGAAGTCATCCGCAGGTTCATCATGTGGGAGACCGACGATCAGCCGGGGGAGCAGTTGGCGGGGATAGCGAAGGAAAGCTAGACCCGCTCCCGAACGGCAAGACACGCTGGTCAAGCTATCTCGCCGCGGGCGCAGTTATTGGATACTCGCCTCGCGATGTCGATGACATGACGCTCTGGGAATTCGCATGCTGCTCGGAGGGCTACAGAAAAGCCCACGCCAGCGAAGAGCCGCCACCTCCGCCAATGGGCGATGATGAGTTGGCAGATCTCGGAATTGTGGGGTTCTAGCGCCGGCCAGTGGCCGCATCGAGATTCCCTATCGTCTCGTTGGTGCGCTTGATGAGCTCGCCATTGGTGGCTTTGGTTGAATATCTGGAATTGTATTCCATGGCAGCCATGTAGCCTCCGATGGCGATAATTACGACGCAGGCGGCTGCAATCAAGGCTTTCAGCCATCCGTCCATCGTTTCTCCTTTTTCATTGAAGATAAAGATTGGGGCTGTTTATGGCCGCGACGGCAGATGATACCGCCCGCCTTCTGGTCTCCATCGAGGCTACGCAAAAGAAGTTCGAAAAGCAACTCGCCGGCATCGCGAAGGCGGCCGGCGACACGGCCACCGGCATTGAGAACAAATTCAAGCGCGCCAATGACAACGCGGCCAACAGCTTTGTGAATTCTGGCCGCAAGGTTGAGCAGTCGTTGGGTGCTCAGCGCGCGGCAGTGGCGAACCTGTCGTTTCAGTTGAA